CTCTATGAGTGCGCGATTCAAGCTTCCGACGGGCCAGCTTTTGGGTCGGACTTCTTACTAGTAATTCCTTCTACAGTCTCCACCCAGACCTCGAAAGGCTTAACAGGATTCCCAGCTGCTTCGCGCTTCATAGCGTGATACGCCAAGAACGTAAGCCCTTCGAGTCCGAGTTTAGATTCTGCTTCGTTAACTGTTGCATTAAACTTACGTTCCCACTTAACCCATTCTGGAACGGCCGCCACGTAAGTAGCTGCTTCTCCTGAAAGGTACTGAACTTCTAGTTCTAGTTTCATTACTTGCTCCCGATTCTATTTATTAGCTGAATGTCTCTGTAGGTGTTCCGATGACTGTGAAGCTCATGCTAACAGTCTGGGCGTCTGGCGATGATCCGCCCACGCCTGGAAAGATTGGTAGAACGTTGAACGCGAACACTGCGCCCGTTACAGCTGTCATCGATACAGCTAGAACAGTGTTAGGCGCGCCTTCGGCTGCATTCCATAGAGCTTCGCAGAGTGAATCCGCTGCGCCCCAGTCTGCAAGCATTTCGACGTCGAACGTCCACTGCTTATCTACGGACTTATAAGCTGGTCCGTATAGCGTCATGTAACGATCTATCGTTACGTCTCCGCTTAGTGTTGCGCTAGTTGCTTGTTCGTTATAATTCTTGGTCGCGATCGTAACCGAAAGATCGCGCCCTGTTATTACGGTCGTGGCCATGGTCTATCTCCTAGTTCGTTTGAGTGTAATAAGTTGCTACGGGAATCTCTAGGGCGAGAATCTCCGACGCTCCTACTGTGACGTTAATCGGATTCGTTACGTCTCCGACTTCGTACCCTGTCGGCAAGGCCGCCAGAATGCTAATAGCAAGCTGCTCGATGTTATCGAGTGCGCTCTGATTATCGTAGATCGCTACGCCTACGGTAATAATAAGATTAACTTTAAGCTTTACGTTCGACTTACTTAAGAAGTTCGGCTGTAGGTAAGGAGTGTTCGGAACGATCGCCGCGAATGGAACGATCGGAGCTTCTGGAACTGAGTCGTAGACATTCGCCGAGACTCCCGCGATCGCTGTCTTTAATGGATCGCGAACGCTCGTAAGAATAGAAGTGGCTGGCATTAGCCGACCATAATCTCGACGTCGATGTAATTACCAAGAAGCCCGATTACGCGATTAAGTAAAGATCGGCCCATTCGATACGGAGTCGCGCCGAAGTCGACGCCCTCGATCTGGCCGCCCGCAGCTGTGCGAGATTGAAAGACTTCAATAGATACCGCGTAGATCGCGGATTCGATGGAAGAGTTACCGACGTAAAGAGTCGCAGCTGAATAGCCGCTAAGTGTTGCCATGCCGTTAGGAACGATCCGTCGACGTGTTACGTCCGAAGATGTAAGAGCGGCCGAGAATGAAGTGTCTGTAACGACTGTAAGAGTGTGCGTAGCTGTAAAGGGAGCTGGAAGTCCAGTAACGACGATCGACTGTCCGACTACGAAAGGGCGAGTCTCGCGAGTGAAGAACGTCGCTACGTTAGACGTTAATTCGTACTCGATTACAGCTGTCGAGTTCTGAATAAGTAAAGGGAGAATCGCTTGCTCGGCTGTGTCGATGATGTCATCAAGATAGGCGTCCGAATAAAGAGAAGAGCTAACGCCTAGGACGGATCGCAGCTGTGAGGCTGTAATAATTGCTGGCATTAGCTCTTCCCTTCTTCTGCTCGACTAGCTCGGGAGCGAACTAGTCGATGATTGACTGTAGGCGATTAAGCCTTATTATTCTTGAATGCGCCCGCTGCGATCTTGGTCGCTAGTGCGCCATAACCGTAGTAGCCGACTGTAATCTGGCCAGTGTTTACTACGTCCGCGCGTAGGCGGAAAGTAGGTCCTTCGTACCATGTGTAAGCGTCTGGGTTAACGACTAGAAGAGTTCCGTCGCCATCGCCCGCGTTAGTTGGATCTACGTATAGATCTAGCCCCGCGACATTACCCACTAGAGAATCTGGACGAACTACGCCGCCCGCGTTCTGTGGCTGTGAAGCCATGTAGATCGGACGTCCTGAATCGTTGAGAGTCATTAGGTTAGCCCATTGACCAGTCGAAGCGATTAGGGACTTAGCGAATGGACGTGGAAGTCCAGCTGTAGCAGCGTAAACAGAAGCAGCTCCGCGAGATACGACTCCGAGAAGTTCCGCAGCTGTTGGATAAGTAGCTGTAGTAGTTCCGTCCAGTGTCGCGCCTGAGATTAGAAGACCGTTAACGTAAGCATTCTCGGCCTTAGCCTTAGCTGCGGCCATGTTACGAATAAGTTCATCGAAGAACGCTGGAGAAGTACGATCTAGAAGCTCGACAGAAAACGTCTGTTGTCCAGCGAACTTCTTTACGTCTACAGTAATGAAAGCTGCATTCTGGTCTGTATCTGAGAACGCTGCGTCTTCGTTAGCAGCTGCAACAGTTGGAGCAGCTGTGATCTTGGGAATCTCGAACGTCATTCCCGCGTCTGGAAGAGTTCCGCGCGAGATTGCGTCGATAGATGGACGGATAGCTGTAGATAATCCGTTAACTACTTCTGCCATCTGGCGAGTAGGCACTAGGCCCGCGTTGTCTGTTGTGTTATCGGCTGCGAGAACGTACTGGCGAGCTTGATCGTCGCCCATCGCTGCGCGAATGGTGTTCTCCACGTACTTGGCAGCTGTGAACTCCAAGCGTGGCTTAGTGAATGATCCGCCTACGATTGGCTTCGCTGCGGCTGTGATTGACTGAGCAGCTTCGACCGTCTCGACGGTTTCCGCGTTTGTGACGGTGTTGTCCACTTCGTCTCCTTCTGTTGTTGTTGTTACTTCCTCTTCCACTGTGGAATCGGAAAGTTCGTCGGCGACTTCTTCGCCTTCTGTTGCAGCTACTTCGCTAACACGCGCGGATCTAACCGCTGGCTCTGTGACAAGCGCGACGCCAGTTAATTCTCCAGCCAGAACTCGCATAGTGCCGTCCTTCTGCATAATGTAATCATCTACAGCCAGTTCTATCGAGAAGCCGTCGCGTAATCCGCTCATGGCTTCTTCTAACGCGTCTGAACCCGATGTCGTGTTCACGATCTTAAACACTGCGTCGATGGAATCTTCGTTTAATGTCATGTCCATAGTCTTTCCGATTGGACGAGTGCGATCATGCTCCAAGTTAAGCTTTACCGAAGCTGGAGCGATTGAACCTTTAGCGAATACGACTTTTCCAGTAGAAGCGTTAGCCTCTTCCTCGAATGCGACAATCCTTCCGCTAATTGTGCGAGAGTTGGAATCGGCCGCTGTGATGTTCATAGGTGTAGTTATTTTCATAGAAGTAGATCCTCTTCTTCTCGTATCTCGTCGACACTCATCGCGCCGATTCTGTTTAGTATCTCGTAAACTTGCGCGCGCTCCATTGGATTACCACGTAAGAAGTCGTCTAGATCGAACTTAACGTCTTGTCCTAGTGGAGTGAAGTCGCTTAAACTCATTCGCTGTTCTATGCATGTCATTAACGGACGCAGTGAATAATCTACTAACGAACGTCGCTCTGTCACTGCATTAGAGTAAGTAAAGCTATTAGGTTCTGCACTTGCGAAGTAAGCTGGCAGACCAGCCGCGCGACATAGTTCAAGAGCTAGGTATCCGCGAGCTTCGTTAAGTTGAAGATTCTTCGGATCGTAACCGACTGTTTCGATAGATACGTCACCGTTTAAGAATGTAACAGCTTTAGAAGTTCTATTCTTGAATGCAGCGACTAACGCAGCGACGCGATCTTTCGGAAGTGCTACGCCAGAGTTTTTTAAGATTGTCTGTGGATTAGGGTTTATCGCGAAGTCGTAGGCAGTCTTTTCTAACGCCGAAGCTGCGCGAATAGTGCGGCCCGCTCGGTTTAAGATTCCTTCATCGAGTCCAGTAAAGACGACTAATTCGCTTGGATCTATTACGAGTCCATCGACAGAGTAACCGTCGATCTCTGTACCGTTAGCGTTAGTCGTAACAGTTACGCGAACTGGATCTATTCTTTCCATAGCTTGAATACGTCCAGTGTCCGCGTAGCGTTGCATTACACGCGCGTAACCGTAACCGTAGAACAGAATGTCTTCGGCAAGCCATGACCAGAACGCAGACCCAGCGATTCGCGGATCTGGCTGATTGATAACTCTTGGCTGTTGAACCTTTTCACCTGTTGCGATGTTACGAGTGTGCATGTCGAACGACGCGAGAGTCGTACAGATTATGTTCCTAGCGCGAGCTAACGCTGGGACGCCCATGGCCTCGGTACGGGTAGCCGTCTGATTACCCATAAAGTAATAACCGCCGAGAGAATTAAGAGTGTTTACAGGATAAAGAGACTCCGCAGCGTCCACGCTAATAGAAGCGGGCGCAGCTGCTTCGACTTTAGATCCGAATAGATTAAGTAATCCCATGCCGTAATTCTAGAGAAGCCGTTACCGCTATCCGACCATGATGTCAAGATCCATGGGTGGGCGTGTCGCGTAATGCGTGACTAGTGCAGTGGCAACCGTCGCGCAGACAGTCGACTGAGAAGCTCTCCGCCCGATAGTCCACCCACCATCGCCGAACGGAAGTCGAGCCGCCGATAAGATCTGCTTCGTTAACTCCGTCTGCTTCGGATCGTGTCGTAATCTCTTCGATGTGATTGCTCCTAGTAGTTCGTCGCATGCTTGGCCGTAAAGTGCGCCGTCGATGTCTGAGATAGGTATCCCAGCGGGAACTAATCGCGCAGCTATAGCCGAAGCCGTTCTCTTAGAATACGCCACTGTCTCGACTGGATACTGTTTAACGTAGGGAGCGATGTCGTTTGCGATCGCCCTATCGTCTAGGTTAATTGGGTTATGCCAAGTGTGCAGAAGCTTTACGAAGAATCGCTCGTCGTCGATCTGTTGAGCGGCCACGAGCGCGCAGTCGCGACGATTCGGACTTACGTCGATTCCGAACCAAGTAGTCTTTTCTGGATCAAGCTCTAAACCTTCTTCGGCGCACTGATTCCATTCCTCGGCGGGAATAGCCGCCGAGATCGTAGCTACCCAGCGACATAAGACTTCGGTCTTAACGACGTCTGGCGGATCGTTAAGAACGGCCCGAATGTTATCTATGTGGATAGTGTGGCCCAGAGCTGGGTTCGCTTTAGCTGCGCCTTTCCAGAACGCGGGCGAATCGTCGATCTTCTCGTAGTTCGATGACCATTCATAATACGCGATCTCGTCCGTAGGCGACGCGCTCATTCCGCGCTCGCGTAGCGCGTTAAGGACCAGACTATGCGAGTCTCCCGCATTCGATAACGTCCAGAGCTGCGGGTTCTTTGCGGCCATCATGGTATAGCGAAGACTGGCCCACGTGGATTCGTCTTTAAGTTCGCGTGTCTCGTCGACGAATACGGTCTCGGGTTTACTAATTCCGCGAGCAGCTGAGCCGCCAGCTTTAACCATGTAACGCCCGCCGCCGTACTTGGCTAGGAGTTCGATCTCTTCCGAACCATGCGCCCAGCGGATTCTCTTGACCTGTTTAGCTAGTGCTTCGTTCTCTTCGATTAAGTTAACGAGATCTCGGAACGTCTCCAGCGATGTAGTAAGTCGGTGAGCTGTACCGATCTGGAGTCCGTTCTGCCATAAAAATAAGCCAGCCAAGGCTCGGACTTTCATTAGCGTAGTCTTACCATTCTGGCGAGCTACGACGATCGTCACTAAAGGACTGGCCCAGCGGCCGTCTGGCTTTACTTTATGAGCTTCCATCGCGACCCACTTCTGCCAAGGGAGAAGCGGAAGCTTGATACTTTCCGCGAAGTCGATAAGTTCTTGCCCTCTAGACGGTAGATCTCGCAGCTTAGAGTGGATTCTAGGAGTCGGAGAGCCTAGATAGAGTCCTGTAGTTCCCTCTAAACCCAATGTAGGCCGATCTAAGACCTTTTTAGGCTTCTTCGGTCCTTTCGAGTCCACTGCGCGGCTAGTCATGCTTTACGGAGTCGTTTGGTGG